ATGCCGCTTTATAACTACCCATTGTCTTTCTTTTGCATCTATTTGGTCATGCTTGCTGTACCAATAATGGCAACATCTATTTTCATTAGAAAGTCTACAGATCAGGGCAAAATTCAGTACATTGAAGGACTCAGGGGTTTTGCATGTATCGCCGTTTTCATCAACCACTCTGCTTACGCCATTGGTGATATGTTGATAAAAACTAAGAATATTGATTACTCTAACTTTTATCTTTTCAGCCAATCTGGTGCCTTGGGTGTTCAGATATTTTTTTGCATAACTGGATTTCTGTTCTCTTCAAAAATACTTTCAAATAATAAAATAGACTTTACATCATTTTACGCAAAAAGAATAAAGAGATTAGTTCCATTATATCTATTTACCGCTACTTTAATATCTATAATATATTTTTCACAGATGTTAGGGAAATTAGACCTTCCTTTATTTGTCACTCAATTACTTAAAATATTTGGGTTTGGTTTTTTTGGAACTGAGCTATACTGGGGCGAACATAGAGATGCTACTTTAAATATAGTATTGTGGACACTCCCATATGAGTGGAAGTTTTATGCATCTATCCCATTCTTAGCGACTGCTCTCTATACTAAAAAATTCAAGTACATGGTAATTGCTTTTGGGTGCTTTGTATTGATCAACGATTTCTATGAAGATAAAGTGTTGTGGTCGTACTTTGTAGCTGGGGCTCTTTGCGCAAAAATCAAAGAAATAAACATAGAAAAAACATCACTTAGAGCAGTTATATATATAGTTTTTGCGTTTTTGTTTTATATGTCATTCTATTTCGATGTAAAACAATATAGCTTTTATCGATTTATCATGATATCACTTATGTTTGCGTCTTGCGTTGTGCTAAAACCAAGGTTATTAAGCATTCCGTCTATCGCTTTCTTAGGGGAAATTAGCTATAGCATTTACTTACTGCATCAACCAGTGCTGCATGTATTTTACAGAATAGCCTCTAAGTTTGTTAATCTGTCTGAAACAAACACAACTCAGTTAATAATATACTCTGTGATTTGTCTTTCAATAACGATCTTAGCATCTGCATTTACTTATAAACACATAGAGTGCAGGTTTAACAAGTAGTCACAGTCCCTACAGCCACTTTTACATAGTGGCTGTAGATTGTTATTTAACCTCTATATTACATGATACAGAAATAGCCCTTGCAGATCCGTTAGATACATCTGTCCATCTAGCATATCTTGTTGTTCCGTCAATGAATGTTAATAAAAACTTGGCGGTGTTAGCAGAGGTTACTTCAACATAAACATCATATAGTTGTTTTGCTGTATTTGCGGTTGCATAAAAGAAAGCATCTAGCCCTCCCTTAACTGCCCCTCCAAATCCATTTCTCACTCCATACATAGGAGCAATATTAACAATTACATCGCTTGATGCAGATGATGTGGCTGTTATTGTTGTCCTGATGGAAAAGTTTAATGTGTTATACCAAATTCCAGAAGATAGTGTCTGTAATGAAATGGTAACTCCATTTGCAGGAGCGAAAGCAGCTCCTGATGTTGAGCTTATGCCAGCGCCATTACGCATCAATTGTGCATATCCATATCCAATAATATGATTTAAAGCTATTCCAGAATTATTTTCAAATGATACCCATATGTCAGTTGCGTATTCAGGATTACTAACTGAAAGATCTTTATAGGTTACACCTTGTGATGAGGTTATTACTGGTAGGGTGCTTTTTGCCACCATATCATGCTTAGAGCATGAGACGATTACACCGTCAAAACTGGTATCCCACGCATCATTTATCAAACCCACACCACCATTAGTTCTAGATGGACCTGAACTAGAATCTCTTCTTACTGGAGTGTCCAAAATTAGATTGGTGTAGGTAGAAAAGCCTCCGTTTTCAGTAACCCACAATCCCACATGCATTTTACCCATTAAGCCAACACGATCATCGATAGTATTCCCCCAAGGATGAAACTTATCTAAGCTATTACCACTCCTATTCATTTTACCGCCATATGCGTAACCAACAGGGGAAATTTCCGAATACCAAGTATCCGTAGTATTACTGTTTAATCCTATTGATTGTTCCGCTCTAGAGTTGGACACAACCATAGTAAATTTACTAACTTTACCTTCATAGCATAATTCATCGTAATAACCACCATTATTGAAACCAATAATTGCCCCTCCTTCATACGTATATCCGTAGCAATGCCTAACGCATACACCAATAGCATTCACACCGACAGTATAGTCAGATGCCTCAAGATGCAGATTATAACAATTCGTCTTGTTAGCTAGCGTGAAATGATCGGTATTATCGTATACAGGCGTGTCGGCACCACCATCCATTATATACGCATATGTTGAACTCAAACCGGCAGGAACAATTGCACGATGATTATTCCAGTAAACAGTAACCCCAGGCTTATGCATGATAGGAATTGTACTAAAAATGATGTCTTCATTCACATAAAGAACGCCGCCGCCACTTTCTGATATCTCAGTCATAGCTGCGTTAAATGCATCTTCTCCTATTCCCCAACCACGTAAATCACCATCATCTTTCCATTTCTGTATAAGAGATGGGATAAGATAATATCCATCTGGTCCTGCAAGATCCTGCCTAAGTTGGTCAGGGTCATACTTCAGCACATTCGGAAAATAGAACTGCTGCACACCGTACGCATCATAAACAGCCATAGAATGGCCTTGCACAGTTACGAACTTGGCAATCTGTCCGTTATATACAGGATACCCGCCAGCGTTAATGATGATTGGCTGTGCAACAGGAACGTGAGAACCGTCTTCATTCTCTACATAAACCTGAATCTGGTTTTCAGGATTTACCGGGTCAGTGTCAATTTTTCCGATATAAATTTTGCCATTGGCAACCGCTTTAAAAGAACGAGCCATAGTGAAGAGTTGCGAAGGCATGCTTACCACAACATTTGCGGTGATATCTGTCATTTAATTTGCTCCAGATACAAGGAATCGCCGCAGCATGGCTACGGTGAATTTTGGGCATAAAAAAACCCAGCCGAAGCTGGGTCGTTGCGTTGGTTATCTGTCAGTAGTTATGTACTGAAGGAGGCAATTCTTTATTCTTAAGTCTCATCCATGCGGAAAGATTAGTTGGTCCGTCTGGCTCATTGATATCAACATCTCGTGTGTGATTGATTAAAACGTCTCTCGCCATTCCGATAACATACGAGAACTCATGACCATAGTCGTAGCATCTGCCGGAATAGTTCGATTGAATTTGTTTTAATGCCGGATACAGTTCACGGAATAATGCCTGTGAACGGTTGGCATAATCCCATAACCATACAAGGCTGTTTGCTTCTTTTGCAGAAATCTCGTTGGTTTTCTTCTCTTGTTTGCCGATGAACTCGCCTTCAAGCACTACCCTGTGGATGTACTCTACTGCTTGCGGTATCTGAGATGAATCAAGCTCTTCAATACTTTCCACGTTGAAACGCTGATGAATCATTGCATAAGCTTCTGGGTACATTAGATGCTTTTTGCTGACTAGCATATTTACAGCATCACGAAGCGGAGTCCTGTCATCAACAGATGTTTTCTTACGTGCATTTTCTGCCTTTCCCTTCGTCCAGTAGTCATGCAGCACAGTAAAGCATTCTTCCTGGTACTGAATCAGTTTATCGCGGATGTCAGCACGAACTTTCTCAGGGTTGATGCTGAACAGCCATCCATTTAACTTCTTCAAAGGAAGGCAGAGTAGCTTACGAAGCTTCCCATCAGCGGCAACCATATTCATATGAATACAGTTGAACTTATCTAGTTGTTTCATAAGTTTTTGTTGCTGAGTACCCCAACTCATTCCAAGGTTTTCAACGATTGGCTTCATCGCAACGTATGCAACTCCGGCAGCCATGGCGGTGATAATTTGCTGACCGTTGAATGGTACGTAAGAGGTGTTCACTGCTTCTAAAATTGCTATACTATTCATGTTGGTTTTTCTCCACGGATTTACTGACAACCGAAGCCCTGACTGTTCCCGCAGTTGGGGCTTCAACTTTACGCGCCAATGCGCCCTTCCTTCTTAAAGCTTTCCATTACTCTCTGATAAATCTCAGAGTTAACAGACCTGCCATTCTCTTCCGCCACCTTGCGGACCAAATCCAATACTTCTTTAGGCCACCGCAAATTGAACTGCGGCATCTTGCTCATTCCTTTCATATTCACCTCACAATATAGGTCCACCGTGGACCTATTGAGAATATAGTAGAGTGCTTCTATCATGTCAATACACTAACTTGGAGTGATGGCATGGCTAGAGATGATCCGCACTTTAACTTCCGTATGCCTATGGAAGTAAGGGAGAAATTAAAATTCAGGGCGGAGGCGAATGGGAGATCAATGAACTCCGAGTTGTTACAAATCGTCCAAGATGCTCTATCAAAACCATCGCCTGTGACTGGATATCGCGACGATGCAGAACGACTCGCTGATGAGCAGTCAGAGCTTGTTAAGAAGATGGTGTTTGATACGCTGAAGGATTTGTACAAAAAACCCACCTGAAGGTGGGTCCTATTTATTAGTCTTGCTTTGTTGATGGCATAAGAGATGCGTTTGCCTCTTTTGGCTTGAAGGTATACATCCCACCATTAAAAGGATCTACAGCAAGCCAACCAATTAACCCACCAAACACAAGGTTTCCACCAATATACCAGCCATTAGCATTGGCTTTGATTGGCAGGGTAACTGGTTCGTACCCATCCTTTTCCATAGTGATCTGGTAGCTCTTTTTGCCAAAATAACTACCATCTGACTTGGCAAGAGTTACTCCTTGCGGGGTCTTACCTTGCGCAACAATCACGCCTGATTCGTCTTTTACCTTAAAGCTCGCACCGGAAGGATTGCTGTTCACTTGCACAAGCTGCGTTTCGTCACCAACAATAGTTGCGCACCCAGATAACAATATAGCGCCAGCAACGACGCCAATAATCCTCTTCATATCAATTTCCATATTTAAAAAACCGGAAACATCCTAATGACAAACCATTCAAATGTGAAGTAGGCAAAAGATGTTTACTTTTTTCATGGTATCCTGCTCAAAACTAAGGAGGTTGTCGTGAAGCAATTTCTTACTGCTATGTTCTTATTCATATCTTTTGGGGCTACAGCAGAGTGCTGGGTCGTTGGAGATATGCGCGGAATAAGCTATTCAGAACGAAATAATTTCCATCCGGAAGAAGATGGTTTTAGTGGAACATTCATCATTAAGACAAACGGTGAAGATGCCAGCATCACATATTCTGGGACAGATGCGGGCGGCATGGCTTACAAAGCATTGTCTAAAAACTCCATCATAGGAATCGGCGCGAATGGCGAAACTCAACGCGTTATCGACTCATGGGTAATACATCCTACTGGAACAGTTTTAATGTCAAAAACCATTTCCGGTTATGGAAATATGGATTCAACCAAAGCTTTTGTTGGAAAAGTAAAAAGAAAATGTTAGCGATTGAATCCAATTTCCCATACGTTACTGCTGTGTTGCCTCAGTAGCAAGCAGCGGCCTGATGGCATTTGCAGCGTTACTCAACGCTCTTTCATAGGCTGGCGTTCCAGCTTTAGTGTTTGCCAGACGTAAGAGAGCATTCCTTGCTGCTTTGGACTCATACAAGCGCATCATTGCACCAAAACCAGCCTCAAGCCCCATTGATACGCCAAGGGTCGCAGTTGCGCCAATCGTCCTTATCCTGTTGGCTTGCGATTGCCCCGTCTGAGTTACTACATTTGCGGTGTCTGACCTTGCTGTTTGCTGTAGAACTTCATGAAGAGCATCAAGCTCTTTCATGTGCTTTCCAGAAAAAATAGTGTTGTAAATTTCACCGCCTGACTGAGATTTCAGCTTATTAACTTCAGTGATGAACTTGGCTGGAGAGTCCCCGGCCTTTTCCGCTATTTTGCTGACGTAAGCTGCACGCATAGCATCTTTCCCTTTATCATCCAATGCGCTCCAGATTCGTTTCACGTCAGATGGTTTTCTGCTTAATACAACAGTATTTATAAGTTCAGGACTGGCTTCACTGCTTGCCTTGTTGAGCTTGTTAGCAATGTTTTTATTAAGCACCTTATTATAAACGTTTGCATAATCGGAATTTGCTTTAAGGTATTTTGCTGCGTCTGACGCACCGAGGTTTTTTGCAACTGCGTTACGAAGGTCTTTTGACATTGCATTCTCTACCATATTGGTAGCTGCTTTTGCCTGGTTGGGGAAGACCATAGCATCTCCCTGAACATTAGATCTAAATGCTGTTCTGTGCTGACGCAAGAGATCAAACGTAACATCCAAATCAGTTGCAGGGTTTGCTAATTCTTCACGCAGGTTACGCAAGGATGTAAGCAGGCTTTGATTGGCAGACGTCCCAAGCCGTTCCTGTCTTGCGATCGCTGTATTCAGAGCATTCATGGTATTTGTGGTATCAACTGCGGCATTACCCATTTTATTGGTGACGTCATTGATAACAGCGCCAGCGGCATCCTTCCGCCCCCTTAACGTGGTGGTAAGAGATTTCACCACATCATCAGGGTTGTACTCACCAAAACGGTCAAAATAATTGCTTACCAGCTTACTACGCGTTGCATATTGCTCAGCTCGCTTTGAGCCTGTCCCGAGCAAAGCCCCCTCAGCATCCTGAGTAAGTCCGCGAGTGAAAGCATTTTTCGGCGGGATAACATCAGATGTCATTGGTGTCACGCCCATCGATTCTGATGTGGCAATTTTCTTCGCCACTTCTGGCGCAATATCACCTTTTATAGCCGTTATTCCACGCCCTATTCCCTTTGCTGCTGCGGAAAGAACACCCTGAGCGGCAAGGTTAACTCCGGCATTTTTAGCTGCATTTTGTGCGAAATCGCCTTTCTGATTTGCGGCCTCTGCCAGTGATCCAATAGCCATGCTTCCTGCCGTTCCAACTCCTGGAACTAAATACCCGCCAATTGTTTCTCCAGCTTGCGCATAAGGGTCTGTCGGTCGCTCGACAGGGCGATAAACATCATCCAAAACCTTGGGGCCGCCAAGCCCCTGGCTGATTGCATTAATCAGACTTGCGCCACCCTGCAATACGTCAAATGGTATGTTTACCAGACCACGACCAGCCTGTTCTGCAATTTGCCCTGCACTTTGACCACCTGTGAGCCAATCACCAGCTTGTTGCATCAATGATGGTTCTTCCCGTGTTGGTGCATTATTGGCCTGATTAACTGTTTGTTGCTGAACAGCCTGACCAGCAAAATACTCATCAATGGCGGTGCCAATATCTTCGGTGCTCGTACCATCAGGAAAGGTAAATGTCTTACCGTTTGCAGTTACTTTCATCATTCCACCGTAAATTGAATGCCTGATTTTGAGGTATATGATCCAACCTGATTCCGTGGTTCTCCTGAAGGTGTCGAATCTTGTGCTGGCGCTGCGTCAGTATTCATTGACATATACCGCTTAACGGCACTCCCCAATGATTCACCTTTTTTAACATCCAACCCCAATATCTGACCGCCATTACGCGATTGTCCTGGATTGCCATTCGCGCTCATCCACTCGGCTTTAAACTCATTAAACTGCGCGTTTCGTCGCTCAAGGTTTGCCATCGCATCAAGCCATCTTGCGACCGTCTCAGGGTTATCCATGTCAGTTGGTGCACCCTGCCGAACGATCTCAACGTCTTTATCCGTTGCGGGGCCGGGAGGTAGGAATTTAAGAACCTGACTGTTAACAAGGGCATTTTGGCGGATGCGCAAATCACGCAATGTTGTATCGCTTCCGGTAAGTTTTGCGAACATGTTCTGTGCGTTACCGAACAAACCTGTCGTTGGTTTTTCTGCTCTGAACTGTTGAGCAAGCGCACTCATGGAATTGGCTGAGTTTGATGATGCTGTAGCATTGTTTACAGCCGTCTCGATGCCTTTTTCCATGTTTACTGACAGCTTAGGTGCTTCGCTAATCAACTGCTGAGCCTTTTCCTGTGCTTGCTGCATCTTAAACCCGAACTCTTGCTGATCCAGAGCCAAGCGTTGTGCTGCGATATTGTGTCCAGTCATTGCTGACTGATAGGAAAGGTTTTGCCCTCTCGCCTGAAGTGCTTCTCCAGCCTGATTGCTGCGGATTGTCTCTGCAAGTTTGCCTCGGTCAATTTCACGACCAGCCATCTTGTCCTGAACATTGAAGTAATCAATCGGACCAAGCGCAGCCATCCCAAGGTGATCAACAAACTCACCAAATCCTGAAGGATTCTGCTGATACATCTGAGCAACGCTGTTAGGGTCAACACCGACGCGAGTCAGTTCCTTGGCGTTGTTTTGCAGCCATGATTGCATTGCTTCTGGAGACGATGACGCAAGGCGTGCGCCAGCCGCTAAGGTGCCGATAGAATTACGCTGGTCTTCATCAATGAATCCCATTCCTTTACGAACGGATTCAATCTGGTCTGGATATTGAGTAGCCAACTGACGCAAAGCACCGCGATCACCAGACGCATAAGCATTAGCGTACGCCTGCTGAAATTCTTTCTGCCGCTGAGCCTGCTTTTCCTGCTGAAACACCCCTGCAATACCTGAAAGGCCTTGCAAAGCAGTCAGCCCAACATTGTTAGCGCCTGAACGCTCAATATCATTGTTCTGCCTGATAAGCTGAAGCGTATTGCCGATGTCATTTACGCTCGGAGCGTTTGAGTTGACGCCGCCGATACCAGCCAACAATCCGCCATTTGATCCTTGCCAAGTAGCCATGATTACCCCTTAAAACAACGAGCCAAGCAATCCGATACCAGCACCAATGCCAGCGCCCCAAGGTGTTGATGTTCCCAAAAGGCTGGCAAGACCTGCACCGGCAATCGCACCAGACGTTCCGCCACTAATTGCAGTCTGAAGACTTGATGGTTTATTGGCATTAGCAGCGGCAAGAGCTGCGCTTTGCTGTGCAATGCTGCTCATGTTGTTGGCGTACGTCTGCCCGGCGTTTGCCTGACCTTGCAGCGCACCAAGCCCAACGTTTGCCAGATTGTTGTAATTGCTCATCTGGTTTGATAACCAAGACTGACCGAGAGTCGGCGCGATCGTAGCCAGTTGATTGCTTGTGGCTGTCGAACCAAGTCCCCCCGTCGCCTCCGCAGCAGCAAGACTCTGGTAACGAGCCTGACCTGCAAGGTCTTTATACTGCTGAGAGTTGTAATACTGATTAAGTGCCTGCCCCTGACCTTCTAAACTGGAAAGGTTTTGAAGCTGGTTAACATACTGCTCCGCAAGAGGCGTGAACGGAGCAAGGTTTTTCATGATCGTCTGCCACTGCTGATTTTGCAGGTCTGCTGCATACTTCTGAGCTTCTGCGGCATACTTTGCGCTTTTATCAGAACTGCCACCTTTCCCACCCTTTTCAGGGCAATAAGGTTCCTCGCCGCGCAGTTTTCTGCCCAGCTTAAATGCATATAACATGGCTATCTCCCGTGATTCAGGAAGTCGATTAGTTCTTCGCGTGTGGCGCTGTAAAACGTCACGTCATCCACGCCTTTGAAGTATTTCTTGATGGTTCCTACACGCTTAAGGCCAATCATTGCGCAGTACATCTGCCCGTGGCGGAATTTGCGTGCAGCGAACGATGTGACGCACTGAACGGTGGTGTTAGTCAGAATGTATCGCCAGAACGCCAGCCCGATTTCCTTGCTGAATCCGCGAATCTCTGGCAGGTACATGGCGTGGCAATCGAATGTAAGCGGCTGAATCTCCTGATAGTAAACAATGCCGCCGAACTGCCCGTGCACGTTCACCTCAAAGTAACGGCATTCAGGCTTGTAGTCGTATCCATCACCGTTGTTGCTCCCGGCGATGATGTCAGGGTGATTTCCTACTGCTTCGATCAGGTCGATGTTTCGCGTTGGTTTGAATGTAATCATCAGTCAATCAGCCCATGTAATCTAAGTGCTGTTTCAAGCGCCAGAGTACGCTGCCGCGCCTGCTGCAAACCTGTAGCGAGAGCTGCGACTTCGGATTGTGTGTACGTAGTGCCGACCGTGTATGACTGGTTAGCGTTGAATGAGCCAAGAAGTGGCGTACCTGTGGCTGCAGTCCATCCGGTATTTCTTGCTCCAACAACCTGAATTCCATCAACTGAATATGATGTTTTTACATCCAGCGGTGACGCAAGAGACTGCAATTCGGTTACGGTTTTCGATACGTAATCACTCTTAATGCCAGAGACATCGTTTTCTACGTCATCCAGTCTTTGGTCAACAGTGACCAGATGCGCCTGAATATCGATAACCTCATCCAGCAAGTAATCAACATCGCTACGCAGTACGACTATCTTCCCTTCGGCAGTTGTTAACCTGACCTCAAGGAGATTTATCGCTTTTGTGTTTGCGGTGATTCTTGCGTCGTGATCAGCCAGTTCGACATCCTGTTCATCGTTTTTCACCTGAGCATCGTAAGCGCCCTGACCAGCCTGATTTGCCTTCCCGGCAATTGCGCCGACATCAGCCCCCTGATTAATGACATACAGCAGGTAAGACTGGCTGAATATATTGCGTGGAAGGATTGATGTGTCGAGCCGTGTAGCCTGAATGATTACCGGCACATTGAGATTCGAATCAGCCATTACTCGATCCTTATCTGGCAGCCAGACAGAGTGACAGGTGACTTCGTGATAATGCGCAATTTGAAGCCGACATTTTTCCTGATGCGCCCTACTCGCTTCCACAAAACACGTTTGTCGTAAACGAACGGTTCATTCTGCTCAATCATCTGCTCACGCCCGTAATTGATGCCGTCAGTGGTTGCAGAAAGGAACAAGCGGTCGGCGTACTGCGCAACGCCAGTTGACGACTCAACTTCAAGGTCGAAAACTCTGGCGTTATCTGCTTTGAACAACGGAGTAAACAGCAGGTGTTCCTGTTGCTTGTCGTACTGGCTGCTGATATCGAACTGCAATTTCCCTGTCATCGATTCAAGCTTATCGCCGCACGTTATTTGGTTGCCTTCGTAAATGAAGTCGATAGCGCGGTACACATCGTCATACAGGCCTGTTTTCAACACACACCATTGCGGACCATTGGCGCTTGAAGATGCGTCGTAAACAAGAACATGGCGCGGCAGGTGAATAATCAGCAACTCATGAGCATCAAACCGCAACGATTCCATCACGCCATCAGCCAGTTCATCAGCAGTGTAGGAGCGTAGTATTTTCTCAATGCTCGCGCTGGCGATTGGTGATACCTGACCGGAGGCGATGATGTATACAGACGGAGCACCTGTTGCCGGATTGCTGATGAACGCATAGGAATCAGCGAATGGCGTTTTGCAATAGGTTCCGGCAATACCTTTCTGCACCATCAGCGATGGTTGTGCAACATACAAAGCGGCACCAACGGTGGTTGCACCAGTCAGGGAGAAATATTCAATCGTCGATGAACCAAAGCAGACGATGAAGTCTCGCCATGTTCCGATGCCAATGATGCCGTCAGGCTGAGACTCAGCACGATATTGTGCGCTGTATCGGTCAGGATGCGATTCGTCTTCAAGGTCAGTGATAAACCATGAATCAGTGCCGTCTTTTGACCACGCATAACGCCCACGTAAGCGTGTAATGTCGCGGACTGAACCTAACTCATACTGAGTAAATCCACTGTCTGCAGGCCAGTTTGAGACGGTTTTAACCGTGCCATCATAGCGATACTCGACCAGTTGACCATTAACGCCTACCGCCTGTGATGTCCGACCATGCGCCATTGATACTCGACCACTTCCGGCAACATCACCGACTTCACTTTCTCCTTTGTACAGCTTCCCACCACACACGCGATACACAGCACTCTGCGCCATGTTGTACTCGACGCCGCGCGATATACCGTTCACATCAGAACGTTTGGCAATGCCCGGGAATGAGCGAAGATATCCGCTGCTGTTCAGGATTTCTTTGGGTGTAGCCAGCATATTCACTGGCAGATAGTCGATATAGTCGGCGTTTCGAAAGTCTTTGCCGACACCTTTCATAAGCGGAAGTTGCTGAATCGGCATTTATTCGCTCCCGTTATCGCAAGATTCCTTTCGGTGGAAGTAATTCCAACCATTCCACTTCGCCAACTGGTTACCGCTACCAGCAGGCATACGGTTTGGATAACCGGACTTACATTTAGCGGCTTTTGCCCTATCCATTGCAGACAGTTTGACGAGTCGCTCTTTACCGTATCTGGCAGTGGTTATAAGTTTTGCAGACGCTTCCAGCGCATAATCTGGAGCAATGCGGCAGGCAAGGTTGAAAATGACGGCATTGATAGCGTTATTTGATAAACCGTGCTCATCGCCCGGATCCGGAGCGACATCTGCATCAGCAAAAATGTAGCCAACGTTGATACCAGGTGACACATCACCGCCAAGCCATTCAGCCATCATCATTTCAAGGTCGTTGACGCCGTCTTCCATAGACTGCGGTTCGACATCGGTTAACGTGGCATTTGATGCAACACCGAGCTTACGTAATGCCGCAAGGACTAAATCACCCTTCGTTGTCAGGTTCATCTGCTGCCGCCTTAGGTTTTCGACTAGGCTTTTTACGCTGTTTTTCTTCTGGCTCTGGCTCTGGCTCTGCAATAGCCGGACGCAAACTCAGGAGTCGTCCAAGAACATCATTTGCTTCATGACCATCCCACTCTTTCCCGAACTCAAGCTCAGTACCTTCAGGAAGGAACTCGATTTCTTCAACAGGTAGGTGATAAGTGATTTCGCCTTCTGGAGTGGTGATACCAGCAATGATCCAGCCATCCCACTCTTCACCGTCACTGTGTTTGCGAGACCACCACGAAAGCTCAGCGTAAGCATGCATCAGCGATGAGAAGAGGCGCACTCGGTGAGCGTAAAGCTCGTTAAAAGTGTGATAACCGTCGGACACTTCGCCCATATCAACTGGGGAAGTTTCACCTCCGCCAACACTCCCAATTTGATCACCAACAAGAGGATCATCAGGAACATCGTCAGGGTGCTTATACCAGCCATTTGCTAAGTGCACAGCTACATCATCAGGATCAACGGTTTTCGTTTTCAGCTTGCGTCCCCATATTTTGGTATCTCCGCCAGCCTGAAAAATCATTACGCTCATTGGTATCTCCAATAGAAAAGGGAGCCGAAGCTCCCTCTGGTTATCACGCGGTCTGGTTAGGCAGACCAACACCAATTGCCTCTGGTCGTACAGCACATGCTGAATACCACACAGCAATACGGCACTTACCAGACAGAGTGTTGATATCGCCCTGCGTTGCGAAGATGCCGTTAACACCAATACCAGGAATGCTGAAGGAAGACGTTTTCATACCAGCAAACAGTTCATGGGTTACCGGGATCGGCTGAGACAGCAGACGGATTGAGTCATCAGCCCAAAACACGTTAGCGGTGGTTGTTGCCACGTTAAGAACGTTTACCGGAGTGGTATCAGCAAGAGATGTGTTTACGTTAGCGTAAGCCTTCTCTTCTTTTGTCAGTGACGCGTCATCCAGCGCAATAGGCTTCGGCGTGATTTCGATGTGAGTACCATCGATCACACGGGTGATTGAGAAAGTCGCGTCATCAGTCAGCACGTTCTTCGCCATCTGAGACAGGAATTTCACACCAGTGAAACTGATTTTGTCTCCGCGCTTAAACCCGGTGGTGGAGGATACGGTCACCGTTGCAACACGGTTGTCGACGTTCTCCTTGTTACCATCGGTATCAAGGGTGTATGCCTGCGGCTTAAACTTCTGCGCTCCAGTCACAGTTACACCAGTAGCGGTTGACTTGGTAACTGCCGGAAGTTTCGGTGAGCGAAGAATTTCATCAAAGCCAGCAATCTGACGCTGAATAGTACCGTTGCGATACGCTTCTTCAGGAACGCGCCCAAAGATGTCACCATCTACCAGGTTGCGGCCTGCTTTGCGGTAATCGTCGGGGTTCAGGAAGTAACTGATTCCCATGTCGCGGTTGAGTTCTCGGGAGAACATCAGGCGCTCTGCATCAGACACAAAATCCCAGCCAGACAGGCCAGTAGATGGACCAATTGCGCGGGTATCGTGAACAACAAGCGAGCCCATTTCAGTTGCCTGTTTGGCAATCGCTGACTCAATGTTATTCGCCAGTTTTTTGGCTGATGCCTGAATGCGGCGACGGTAAGAACGCTCATCACGCAGGTCATCTGCACGAAGCTCGAAGAAATCGTTATCCGGATCGCCCATGTTGCATTTCACGGAGAGCTCCAGAATCCCGGTTGCGTTGCCAGTTAAATCCCAGCCAGTCTGGGTTGGCGCTTCCTGCTCAACAGGCATCCACACGGTGTTGCTTGAACGCTGCATGGATTCTGCCGGAGGGGTGTATTTTGTCACTTTGGACGCCATTGGCGTCAGGTTCTGGACGGTTTCGATGATTTCATCCAGAGCATACGTGACCAGTTGACCTTCATTTAATGCCATTATCGAATTCCTTTATTCAGTTGCGCCTTGAGCTTGCGGTATGTCTCTACATCCCCTTTGTTTGCTGCCGCTTCCATCTGCTTTTCAATCGCAGATATATTTGCAGCAACAGCGTGTCCCTGAATGGGTTCATCAGGTAGCGGGGCTTCTGAAACAGGTTTGGCTCGAGGCTTGAGAGTTAAACGTTCTGACAGTCGAGTGAGTTCAATCAGCGCGGATTGCCCGTCCATCGCCAGCAACTGGCGTGTTTTCTCAGGATTAGCACCAAGGTGATACATGAGAGCAGCGGATTTCTCCGGGAAGAGGCGCATGATGTCGGCACCGACTGCTGGCGGCACCAGTTGCATGAATGCATCCTCTTTCTCCTGATAGTCAGGGATATTGAGCTTTTCCGCTGCGTCGTAGTGCTTACGGGCTGCCTCGACGTATTGCGCTGATTGCTGGGTGAACTCCTGAGTTTTGCGACCCTGCTCGGCGACAGCCTGGCTTCGTGCGTCCATAGCCTTGATCTGCCATTCACTGTTTGCCTGCTGGAAGGCAGCCAGTGCGCGGCTCTGGTCATAGTCGTACTTAGCCAGTGCATCTTCGGAAAGATAATCGTTAGGGTCTGGTTGTTTTGGTAACTCAGGGTTCACCCGCAGGTGCTCCGGCAACTCTCCACGCTTAACCGCTTCCATCTGTTGCTCAAGCTCACGCTGGCGTTTGCGTTCGATGCGGCGACGGGCAAATTCAGCATTAGTTGCCGGGTCTTGTTTTGGTTTCTCATCGTCTTTCAGGACAATCTCGAAGCCTTCTTCCTGACCTGCGTTGTCGTTGGCATTATCGACAACTAAGCCATCAGCAGATGCCGCTGCATGATTGCCGGGCAGGGTTAATTCTTCAGAAGCCTGAATGTCGGTGGTTTGGTCCATGATTAACTCTCTCTTATTGAGGTGTCTCGGCTACTCCGCCGGAGGGGATTTGAACTTGACGCATAAGATTCGCGAAATCCATGCGTTGTGAATGAGTCTGGTCTGCATCTTTAAGAAGCAGCTCAGCGTTAGCACGAGCATCTTTGCTGCGCTGTTGCTGGAATTGACCTACGAGCTTGAGGTACTCACGCAGTTCTGCCTGCTTGTCGAGGTCCATATTGTTGAAGATTTCTGCAATCTTCGCGGCGTTGAGTTGGTTTTGGGCTTCAACCTTGGCGGCTTCAACCTGAATCTGCGCCTGTTGGTTCTCTGCCTTGAGCAATTCAGCCTGACCTTGCAGAAGGATACCCTGCGCCTGAATTTGCTCTGCTGATGGCTGCTGCGGCTGCTGTTGAGCCTGCTGTACCATCTCCATCTCTTCAGGTGTTTCTGGTTTCTTCAGCCCCATCATCACCAGTTGCTTGTTCGCGTACTCTCGCATCATCTCGACGCCTTTACCATCAAGCAGCGTGAAGTATTGCAGCATCAGCATCTGGAACTCTGGAGTACCTTGTGGAACCTTGGTGAGTAACTCCTGAATCTCTGCGCGGTTCTGTTCCTTCATACTCTGGAAGGATGGTCCAACGTCTGTATAGCACTCATAGCGACCGCGAATGTCGTTGAGTGTGACCACATTGCCGGACTGGTAATCTACAACTTGCGCGTAGAGTTGAACGTCTTTCTCGCTTCCATCTTCAAGTGTCAGCGTTACATGACGAGGTACGTCATAAATATCGTTGACCATTGAGGCATAAATCTCGCCATCACGTCGCATTGCGGTAGCCAGGTTATCCTGAAACACGTATGTCTCAAGGTCTGCCCGCATGTTTAGTTGATTGACGGTATCGAAAGCGACCTGACCATTTGCAGCCTGCGCATCCACGCCAAGACTAGCCACCTCTTTCACTGCGTTGGTGGCAGCCTCAAGCATGTAAGCGTTGGCTTGCGGCACTTCAGGGTTTTCCATGTAGGAGATTGGACCAATCGGAAGGTCGTTACCGTTTTCATCGGTCTTGTTCTGCAGATAGTACGGATAGTCATCATTTCCACCGTACATGTATTCGTAGCCTTCGATTTGCTCAGGGAAGAAGGTCGGTTTCTTCTTCGGTGAACGAGCAACAATATCGGCGTTGAACGACATGATCATGTTACGAAGGCGTTGACCGTCTTTCGTCAGCCTTACCACTCCTTCGTAGCACTCCTTGTCACCAGCGAATGACCATTCGCCATACACTGGAACGATTGGAATATGCTCTCCGGCTATCTTCTCGCGGTCTTTCAGTATCTGCGTGCAGGTGATGATCGACTTATACACACGACGACGCTTCACCTTACGCTCTGCTACCTTAATGAATCCACGATTAGCCAGGTCGTCGATGACGTCTTTGATATCCTGCTGGTAATAGCTGACCGGCTCACCTGTCAGCGGGTCGCGGTAGATGAAGGCTTTCTCCTTCTTCTCTTCGACCTCGTAATACTCAGCGACGTAGACGACATCATTCGATACCCACGGAAACAGCCATGTATCGTTCGGATTCTGGAAAGATGGCAGGGTGTCCGGATCAATACCGTAATCCTCTGCGAACTCTTTCCAGCCATTGCGTGACAAGGCGTTAATCACCGTGCAGTGCTTAGCGTCGCTCTTATCCATCTGCTTGCTATTGGCGTCCCATATGACGTGTGAGCAGGCTTCATGGATTGGAAGGCGTCGGATTACCTGATTGTTGCTTGTTGGGTCGTTGTCTTCGTACTGCGTGACCAGACGCCATGCGCCAACGCCAGACTCTATCTGCTCACGAACGCCAACGTTAACGGCAATCTTTGCCGTGTTATGGCGCATATCAGTACGATACATCCCCATCAACACATCGGCTGCATCAGGATTAGCGCCGTCTTTGGGTCGGAAGAGAACGTCGATAGGATTACGGCGCATCTCTGCGACCAGTTTCCTGACCACCGGGCGAACAACATCGAATTGTCCGCGATATTGCAGGGTCGTGTAGTTTGATAGCCAGTCATCCCATTGCGACACTCGGCTAAAATACAGGTCATTTGTCGCCTCGGTTCTGGCTTCATCGCTCGCCATCCAGTCTGCGTCAAACTTACACAGAATGGAATTGAGTCTGTTTTCGTCGGCCATTTAAGTTCTCCGTGCGATGGGCCTGATTGGGGCTGGTATCTTTTTCTCTTTTGGTTTTTTGATGTCGCGCATCATTTTGGCGAAGCGGCGCATCATGTATGCATAGCGAACGGCGGAGAGAACGTCATCGTTAAGCTTGACGATCTTCCCGTTTTCATCACGGTGATAGAGGCGAAACTCCTCAAAGAATGGCTCACAGGTGTTGAATACTTTGAAGCGACCATCAAGCATCATGTCTCGCAATTCAGTGATGCCAGGCTCAACAGCATTACCGCCATCAGGCCATGTCGCATGCTCCTGCAACATCATAAAACCAGCATCTGCATACTGCCCTTTGAGCTGCTCACCGCCGCCCTTCTCATGCTGGTTTCCGTCATGAGGCCATGCTGTTGGCACTTTATGCGCCCATGATTTAACAGCTCCCCATGCCTGAACGGCTGTTTTTTCTTTCGCCTTCCACACGCGTGAAACGTAGATTGTGTCTGCGTCCTTATCCCACCAAAGCTGAACCTGCGCCTGCGGGTGATCCCATCCGAAATCCATCCCGCCAATTACGTAGAAGTGATCAGGGCACTCAAACGGCTGACACTTAATCGTCTCTTCCGGTATCTGGAAGATTCGCCCGCTACCCATCGTAGGAATACCGCGAGCACGCGCCTCTCTCTCATGCTCAGGATAGGATGCGATGATTTGCTCTTTCTGCTCGTCGGTGTAGTGCTCAGCGTCATAGATGGTCATGTTGACCACTTTCTGCGACTTGCTGGGATTCTTCAGGAACTTGGTAACAACGTCAGACATCCCCATCAGCGGGGTAAACGTCAGAATTGAGAATTGCCCGTATTTGTTGGTACGGGTAAGACCTTCGCCATAAATGCTGTATGGTGGCTCTTCGTCAAACCACACGCCGTGGATTGTGTCACCCTGCCAGCGAGCACGGCCTTGCGAGTATGGTTTGAAGTAGCAGATTGAAATGCCATCTTCAACGCCATCAGCCGTGTGATGCTTAACCAGAAGGTGATCAACAAGGTTCGGAAAGAAAGGAGACTTCTTCCAGCTAATGATGTCTTCTTTAGGTATGGAACCGTAGCCTGGCTCATCATTCTCTTCAATACGACCACACAGGATGCGTTGAGTCGTTTTGGTTACAGTCTCGTTTGTCTCGCCGCCAATCCAGAAGACAACAGGCTCATAGAAACGCTTACCTTTCCACTCCCCACCATATTTACCATCAGCAGGATAGCCTTTTGTGCCCGGATAACGCCCTGTAAGGTGAAACGCGACTTCAGCAGCACCAGTAAATGACTTACCAAGCTGGTTACCAGCCATAAAACATCGCTCTGGATAGTCATGTCCGGCGTCGATGAACTCACGCTGTTTGCTGTATGGCGTAAATTCATATAGCAGGTGTGTGTTCCGGTAGTTCTCTTCTTCTTCGAGTAGCTCGAGCAATTCGATTTGCTCTTCGTCGCTCAAGTTATCAAGAATCGCGTCCAGTTCCACGGTTGAATAGCTCCTTGATACGAGAGCGTCGCTTATCGCGATCTCCCTTATCAGGTGTCACGTCTTCAATTTGCGACTGCTCTTTGAGGCCCAAATCACGGGCGATGATATTAGCGTTGAGAAGGTCAGCGGCTGCGCCAGAGAATTTCTGGTCGTAGATGACCTGCTCTGCTCGCGTAACGACTTCAGATAAATCTTCTCGCAGGCGATATGTGCGCCATGTTTCAAGCGTCACATCAATGAACAGAGTGAGGCCGGTAATGGTCATCGCTCGCATCTTGGCGATAGGCTCTTGTATCACTTCACCCTGATACGAGAACGCCTTCATCTCCCATAGCGGGTTAGCTTCAACCCACTCGAAGTATTCACAACAAGCAGCCCACAGCGCCTCGGGCGATTCGAATTTAGGGTTTCGCCCATGACTACTGCGGGCCTCCCAAAATCGGTTGCCCTTTGGTGCTGCCATATTCATCTCACTTAGTTGTTATTTCAGGCTGAGGACTCTTTCGCGCCTTCAATCAGTGACTGCTTCAGCAATTCGAGTGTGCCAATCGCCTCGCATAAACTGATTTCACCATCGTAATCATGGATGACGCTTTCAAGCCGCTCGTATAGCTCTTGAGTAATTGGGAATTTCTTCTCCTTACCAAGATCAACGACGCTTGTCATAGAGGATTCCTATAATTTTGAATATCCAGACTCAAATACCTCAGCAGGAGAATATGATTCATATCCATCCTCATAGACAACGTAATAGCCTCCAGACATTGGTCGGTGCTTACAGATATATTCCGCGCTAACATCAAATGCTGCGTATTTCTTATCATCCGGATGAATAATTGCCCCATAACTAGAAGAGCCAGTCTTACCAGACTGATCTGGGTTTGGCTTATGTTCTATAGAGCCAATCTTCAGGGCGCGAACTTTTTTGTGGCACTGGTATCTCGGCATTTCTTGTTCAGTCATCTCTTACACTCCGGTAGTGAACAGGTCTAACGCTTCCTTCGATTTACGCACCGCTTCGATAGTGCGGGTCGTGATATCTGAATTAGCGCCGCCTGACTGGAAGTGAATTTTGAATAGCTCAAGCTTCAGCTCGTCAGTGCCAATGAACTGAAATACTTCCTCTGCGGCTGCGTTCTGGTTCATGACCAGTTTGTAAATCTCTAACTGGAATTTCTGTTCTTCAGTCATGGGAATAATCTCTGCCATTGTTGGCTCCGTTTATCCGTTAAAAGGGATATCAGTTAAGTTATCCCGTGTAGGGTATAAGCCATTGTCGAGACCACTCATTGAATGGCCTCTGCAATAACCGATGTCTTTCCATCAGTCCGCCACCACAAAGAATCTTTTTTTGCCATAAGGCAGGAGGTTCATCTTTCAGTGGCTGCCAGTGTTATTTCCCCACTTACTGGCTTGGGTTGTTTCGTGGTACTGCCGTTAATTAGTGACCAGAAATTAACTCCGGTTTCATTATCAAGCCCACCCGTAGATAGGCTTTGTAATGACATCTTCAATTAATCAGCAGTTCAGGCTGTGTCACCTGCAAGATGTATTCATGCTCGACAGCCAGGACACGCTTCTCTTTCTTCCGTTCGTTCATTAACCGACTGCCGATCGTACCTTTCAGCTTTGAGCGTGTTTCTTTGATGGCGTAGCGGTGCTGCATTTCTTCGCCAATTGCCATGCGGCGGCTCAGTTGCTCTGCCATCCAGTTGAATGCTGCGATATAGCTCTCCTTGATTGCCGCAGCAGCTTTCCCGGTGAACCCCATCACAACCATGATCCAGCCATCTTTCGTCAGGCTGTACATCGGGCGAACCTTGCCCTGCTCATCGATATAATCAGCCGACGCAAAATTGCGTTGGCTAAACTCACGCGAGCAATCAGCCTTAACCTGCTCGATTTTCCTGAGAACATCACCGTGTCGCTTGCCGAAGTACTTGGCAATTTTTCTGGATGTGGTAACGACCTCTCCGTTTTTGGCTTGCACCATTTCTCGGAAGTCGAAGGCTGGAATAACTGAATGATTATTCATAGCGTCTTTACCTTTTAGAAAGTGAGCCTGTCTCACAGAAAAGCCGCCCGAGAGAGGTCGCCACCTATAACGGCATTTCTCAGGCTCGCTTACTGAAAGGCTCTCGTTAATATGCGCGTGAGATGCGCTGTGAAATTCAGATATAAAAAGCCCCGCGAATGCGAGGCTAAATCCTGGTATTTGTAATGAACTGGCTCTTATCTCAACGCAGCCCCTTACTGCGCGCAAGATGCTCAATATCAAGCATCAGCAATGAGATGTTTAATCTGGATTCACTCCAGAAGTGATCATCACCCTGTCTACAGAGCCAGATGTGAAGGATGATGAGTAAAATTATCGCTATCATCGAAGGCATTGCGTCCTGATGTATTCCTGCAGGTAGTTAACCTGCGCGGTTATCCTGTCGATTCCACTTCTGAGACGGTAATAATTGAGTTCAGCATCTGCTGTAAGTCTTGGGCTTTCTCCATCGCCCATGCTGCTGGCTCCGGTCGTTGACTTTGCACAGGTGGCGGCGACTTGCAGGCGCTTACGCCCAGCAGAAACATCAGCACGGAGACTTTCGATAGTCGCGTTAGCATCAGCAAGCTCCTTTGTGTATCTGGCGTCGAGTTCTGCTACATCATGTTGCCGCTTCTGCATATCAGCGATGATGGATGTGGCTTTATCGCGCTGCTCTTTGTAGGCGATTGCATTATCACGGTAATGATTAACAGCCCATGACAGGCAGACGATGATGCAAATAATCAGAGCGGAGATAATCGCGGTGACTCTGCTCATACCTCAATCTCTCTGACCGTTCCGCCAGCCTCTTTGAATTTTGCAATCAGGTTGTCAGCCTTATGCTCGAACTGACCATAACCAGCGCCCGGCAGTGAAGCCCAGATATTGCTGCAACGGTCGATTGCCTGACGAATATCACCGCGGTCAATCATCGGTAAAGCGCCACGCTCTTTAATCTGCTGCAATGCCACAGCGTCCTGGCTTTTCGGAGAGAAGTCTTTCAGGCCAAGCTGCTTACGATAGGCATCCCACCAACGGGAAAGAAGCTGGTAACGTCCGGCTGCTGTTGATTTGAGTTTGGGGTTTAGCGTGACAAGTTTGCGAGGGTGATCGGAGTAATCAGTGAATAGCTCTCCGCCAACAATGACGTCATAACCATGATTTCTGGTTTTCTGCCGTCCGTTATCAGTTCCCTCTGACCACGCCAGCATATCGAGGAACGCCTTACGTTGATTATTGATTTCCACCATCTTCTACTCCGGCTTTTTTAGCAGCGAAGCGTTTGATAAGCGAACCAATCGAGTCAGTACCGATGTAGCCGATGAACACGCTCGTTATATAAGCGAGATTGCTACTTAGTCCTGCGAAGTCGAGAAGGTCACGAATGAACCAGGCGATAATGGCGCACATCGTTGCGTCGATTACTGTTTTTGTAAACGCACCGCCATTATATCTGCCGCGAAGGTACGCCATTGCAAACGCAAGGATTGCCCCGATGCCTTGTTCCTTTGCCGCGAGAATGGCGGCTAACAGGTCATGTTTTTCTGGCATCTTCATGTCTTACCCCCAATAAGGGGATTTGCTCTATTTAATTAGGAATAAGGTCGATTACTGATAGAACAAATCCAGGCTACTGTGTTTAGTAATCAGATTTGTTCGTGACCGATATGCACGGGCAAAACGGCAGGAGGTTGTTAGCGCAGCCTCTTGCCCCCCGCTTTCACGAAGGTCATGCGTAGAATGCCGCAGCGTAACTATCACTGATGAATTCAGGATAGCCAGAGGCTACGGCTCAGTTTGGGTTGTGCTGTTGCTGGGCGGCGATGACGCCTGTACGCATTTGGTGATCCGGTTCTGCTTCCGGCATTCGCTTAATTCAGCACAACGATAAGAGCACTCGGTGCATTTAAGCCAAGCCCCATAAGGGAGAATGCTCTTACCTGTTGCACAGATATAAAAAATCCCGAAACCGTTATGCAGGCTCTAACTATTACCTGCGAACTGTTTCGGGATTGCATTTTGCAGACCTCTCAGCCTGCGATGGTTGGAGTTCCAGACGATACGTCGAAGTGACCAACTAGGCGGAATCGGTAGTAAGCGCCGCCTCTTTTTATCTCACTACCACAACGAGCGAATTAACCCATCGTTGGGTCAAATTTACCCAACTTTATTCAAAAAGTCAATATCATGCCGTTAATATGTTGCCATCCGTGGCAATCATGCTGCTAACGTGTGACCGCATTCAAAATGTTGTCTGCGATTGACTCTTCTTTGTGGCATTGCACCACCAGAGCGTCATACAGCGGCTTAACAGTGCGTGACCAGGTGGGTTGGGTAAGGTTTGGGATTAGCATCGTTACAGCGCGATATGCAGCGCTTGCTGGCATTCTTGAATAGCCGACACCTTTGCATCTTCCGCACTCTTTCTCAACAACTCTCCCCCACTGCTCTGTTTTGGCTATATCAACCGCACGGCCTGTACCGTGGCAATCTCTGCATCTTGCGCCCGGCGTCGCGGCACTACGGCAATAATCCGCATAAGCGAATGTTGCGAGCACTTGCAGTACCTTTGCCTTAGTATTTCCTTCAAGCTTTGCCACACCACGGTATTTCCCCGATACCTTGTGTGCAAATTGCATCAGATAGTTGATAGCCTTTTGTTTGTCGTTCTGGCTGAGTTCGTGCTTACCACAGAATGCAGCCATTCCGAATCCGGCTTGTGATTGCGCCATCCCCATAGCAGCCATCACATCAGTACCGGAAAGAGAGTCAGAAGCCGTGGCCCGTGGTGAGTCGCTCATCATCGGGCTTTTTGGCGAGTGAAATTTAGCTACGCTTTCGAGTCTCATGGTCTTCCCCTCTTGCCCTGTTTGACCATCAGGACGCCGTTAACTATTACGTGACGCTCGCCTTTGCTGTCTCGGTTGTACTTGAGCACTGTTCCTCTTGCGCAGGAAAGCATCCTCGCCACTTCGGTCTGATTGCCTCGTGTCTGGATAAGAAGCTCTGGTATCGTTTGAATTGTGGCGTTCATACGTTCTCCAGTTCGGTGATTTTTATTCCAAGCCGTCCGCCTGGTACTTTCACACCACGAATTACGCGAATATCATCGAATTGCTCGTCGTCTTCCGCAAATCCGGCGTGGATAAGGGAGTCGAGTAAACCTTTCAGGATGTTGTCGAGGTCGCGGCGGCGGGAGTCTGGAACGTCTGCGATGACTTTGATGCGGAGTCGTGATTTGGTGAAAATGTCTAACTTAAGTTGGCGGATGATTTGCTGAACGTCTTTTCGGTATTTCTGGCCTTTATCGCTGATGTAGTATTGGCTTCCCCGTCTTCGCCAGTAGGTATTCACCGACGGCGGGTATGGAAGCACAAACTGATATTCGTTCATGACTTAATCTTCCCCTCCTTCAGCAGTATCGCCTGCGTCCTGATCACGCCTTCGAGGTGGTAAAGTCTGGCGTCTTTGTTGTCGAGATTATGGGTGCGTCGGTCGATTTCATCGTGACACGCGCTACAAGCCCATGCACCGATCAGGTCGTCAGGCTTCATTCCCGTTCCGCAAATTCCAGCCATCCGGTAATGTGCCAGAACTGTAGTTTCAGGATTGCCATTGCATACGCCGTAAATACGTACCTGGCATTCTCTGCCGCGTGCTTCTTTGCGTAGGTTAGCCATTAAGCAGCCTCCCCTGTTACTTTCAGCATTCCGTTATCGAGCAACTTTCTGGTCAGCCACTGTTGACCGCGCCCGGTGATTTTTGTGGTGAACGATATCTGTATTCCGTGATTTGTGTTGACCGCTGTTTCTTTCACTGTGAAATAGCCGCGATCCATATATTCCTGCATTGGCACATTGCGCCGGGAACCTGAAGCAATAAGGATTTTGTGATCACGCATCCACGCAAACAGTTTGTTTTGACCAATACCAACAACCTTTGCAAAGTTTCCAATCAAAATTCCGCTGGCCTCGCCAACGCGATCGGCAAACTCAACTTTAGGTGCGACAATTGCGAGCTGGTTTTCCAGTTGCATTTTCTGCTCAGCAAGATCGGCAGCAAGGCGCAACGCTTCCGGTAGCGTTTTGGGGATATTAACCGCAGCTTCTTCAAGCTCTCGCCAGCGGTCAACAAGGCGAGCGGTGAACTCTGGCGACAACTGGGCAACAACGACAATACTGTCTCGCTTACCTTGTTCGCCCTCGAAGACGTAATGCTCGTACTGAACATTGAACCCTAAGTTATTGATTCTTTCGGAAACCTCAATTTGAGGAAGCCGGATAACACCATTTTTAGCCAGCGTTTCGATGGTACGTTTCACATTGTCATGACGCTTACCCACCAACTCAGCGATTTCAATGCTTGTCATTTTGATGGCATTGCCATTTATTAACTCATTCATCGTCTTCTTCCTCGTACATTGAGCTATTCGGATCGCTCATCAGTTCTGCGCAGCAGTGCTCACACACGTGAACTTCCAGCACATGCAGCTTCTGACCGCAGTTAGCGCACGTTAAAGCTCGCTCGACGCTTTCTTTCTGGTATTGAAGGGATTGGGATGGGCTAAGCATTATTGGCGTCCTGCATCATGAGAAATACAATCATGGCGGCGCGGAGTGGGTTATTGTCTATGGTAATAAATTCACAAAATCTATCCGCCTCCCACCAATATTCATTCTTCATTCCAGGATTATTTCTTTCGTATGCACATATGCTGATCTGATGTTTTGCGATTACAGGCCATGCAGCTCTCGGATCATTGCAGTAGTCAGGTAAAGGGTTTAATGGCTCAAGACTTGTATCAGCATTTCCGTAATACCATTTATTTGTGTTATTCCCTGATGTTTCAGGCTTACATGCCCAAAGGCCCTTAAAAATTATGTCTCCTACCATTCTGTTAATTTCAAAATCACTTAACTGTGAATAATCCATTGTCATTTCCTCGCACGATGTCTTAGCCACCGGATATCCCACAGGTGAGCCGTATAATTGAAGGTTTTTACGTCAGATTCTTTTGGGATTGGCTTGCGTTTATTTCTGGAGCGTTTCGTTGGAAGGTATTTGCAGTTTTCACAGATTATGTCGGTGATACTTCGTCGCTGTCGCCTCATGCCGCCCTGTCTCCCCATCGCGCCTTCCATTCGAGAGCCAGTCGCGCTTCGTCTGACCACTTAACGCCACGCTCTGTACCGAATGCCTGTATAAGCTCTAATAGCTCCGCAAATTCGCTTACACGCATCCTGCTGGTTGACTGGCCTATTACCACAAAGCCATTCCCGGTAAGGTTAGGAACAACGTCCTGCTGCTTTAATGCTGCGGTAAACACACACTTCCAGCTTTCTGCATCCAGCCAGCGACCATGCCATTCAACCTGACGAGAGACGTCACCAAGGCAAGCCCAAAGCTTTCGATTCTGGTCTAAGCTGCGGTTGCGTTCCTGAATGGTTACTACGATTGGTTTGGTTGGGTCTGGAAGAATTTGCTGTACCGCGTGAATAGCATTTTGCTGATGTGCTGGAGATCGAATTTCAAAGGTTAGTTTTTTCATGACTTCCCTCTCCCCCAAATAAAAAGGCCTGCGATTACCAGCAGGCCTGTTATTAGCTCAGTGATGTAGATGGTCATCAGAATCCTCCTTTCTTCTTGGACTGCGGTTCCTCGCGTTCACGGCGGCGCATTTCAGCAGACTGTTGGTCTGTGTCATAAATAGCGCCATTTGCCTGAATGCAATACACCGTGCCGGTATTGCCATGACGATTGAGACGAAGGATTAGTTCGGTTTCACCAGGTGGAACACTGTCATCAAAAGCACCTTCACGATGGATCCCCACCCAATAATCGCAATCCTGTTCAATCTGCCCTGTATCTCGTGAGTCACTTGGTAGTGGGCGTTTATTGGTTCGGCTTTCCAGTGCGCGGTTAAGCTGCGTCAGAAGCACAACAACGCAATCAAGCTCTTTGGCAAGGTTCTTCAGTCCTTTGGTGATCATGCCGTAAGCAAGGTCGTTGCGATCGGCCTTCTCAGCGGTCATTAGTGTCAGGTAATCGACCAGAATCATGCCAACACATCCTTTTTCTCGCTTGATTCGACGGCTTTCGCTGACGATTTGAGCCAGAGATAATCCCGGCGTGTCGTCGATGTAAAGCATGTCGATTTCACTCAAGCGATTAGCTGTTTCGATCGCCCTGTTGAAGTCACCATCGTAATCACCCTGATAGCCGTCATCAGCGTCATTTGTCGCCGGAAGGTAAAAAATATTCGGGTTAACACCAGACTTCTGCCCTACCAGTTTTTCCAGTATCTGATCACCTGGCATTTCAAGGCTGAACATCAAAGCGGGCTTTTTCTCATACACTGCGCAATTGATTGCCATCTGGCTGTATAGCGTCGTTTTCCCCATCTTAGGGCGAGCGCCAATGACAAACAGAGAGCCTTTCACCAGACCTTTCGGTGACAGCATCCTGTCCAGCGATGGGATCCCTGTGCTCATTCCCCGTTGTTCGCCTGATGGGTCAAATCGCTTCTCAAGGTCGCTAACCCAGTCTTCCATGACCTCACCAAATGAACGAAGGCCGCGACGCGATCCGGTTTTTGCATGGTCTGTCAGTTGCGTGAAAATCGACTGAATAGCTTCGTACTTCTGCGTTGCAGTCATTCCGTTGCGGGAATAGAGCAATTCCGTCGCTTCAGTCATGCGGTTGATGGCGTAGCGTTCCATTGCGGTTTCACGAACCTGCATTGCATAGGCAACGATGTTTGCTGCGCTTGGCGTGTTCTTTGCGATCTCAGCGATATAAGCAAAACCGCCAACAGACACAGTTAACGATTTACGCTCCAGTTCATCGAAAAGCGTCAGGCCATCTACTGGCTTTTGCTCCCGGTGCATTCTGGTTATTTCTTCGAAAAGGATTTTGTGTGGTCGGCTGTAAAATGAATCAGGCTTCAGCATCGCCAGAACTTTCTGGACGCGCTCACTGCTGTCATCATCCAGAAGCAATCCACCAATCACCGCCTGCTCTGCCTCGATGCTATGGGGCGGCGCATAAAAATTATCGGTCATCGTGTTCACCCTCACGAACTTTCAGGTAGGTATTGTCGTTAAGCAGGAAATCAAATCCCTTTTTGTGCCAGACGGTTCCGCGTTGATGGTTTGGGCGTTCTTCGAACATCCATCGGCAATTTTCGCCTACGTAGCTCAAATAATTTCTCCAGTCCTGCATCGTGAACCCATGCCCGTCAAGCTGGCGGGTTATCACTCCGGCTTTGCGCCAGAACGTTCGGATCTGGTTTTTACGCTTGTCATTCAGTGCGCGGATTCTTGGCGCTTCAGGAAGGATTTCGTGGTAAGCATCGACAACATCCTGACAGCTGACGGAAGGTTTTTTCTTGTCAGACTTTTTGTCTGCTGTAGCACTCTCTAATACGTCAGTATTAGAGATATTATTTATATTATTGTTTATGGACAACTGTTGGACAACCGTTGGACAATCTCCGCTGAGAGCCGCGCCATTACTGGTGTTTGCGTTGGACAACCGTTGGACAACCGTTGGACAATTTTTTGACTGAAAATCGTCATATTTAACGATTGTAAACAGGCTAAATTTCTTCCCCATCGCGCAAATATTAAGCATCCCTTTCGACTCAAAAGTCCGTAATAAGCTCCGAACTTTGTTGTCTGGGATGAATGTTTCTCTGACCAGCGACGGGCGTCCAGTTATCATCTGACCGCGATCAACAGTTATCGGACCGATATCCGTATTGACGACAGTAGATTCGTGATTAGCCTTGAGGATTAAGTGAAGCCAAAGATGTACTGCCTGAGAGTCCTTATAGAGCCTGCTGTCCATAAACTGGCGGTGTATAGAGACATACCCCATACTGGATGCCTCCTGATGTTGTACAGGGTTATGCCTGTAATCAGCTAACTTAACGACGCCCATGTTTCACTCCTGCTTTGGCTAGTCTGTAAATACCAACAAGGCGCTCTGCGAACGCCCTGTTATTTGCTGCGGCTACCACTAATCCCTCAGGTGAATCAGGGTGTCGAATCTCTTCTTTTTCCTGGTATTTCTTACGACGCTTTGTCATAATTACTCCTGTGGATTGATCCAGTCTTTCTACATCAGGCCTCAAAACTGTTGCCGCAGTCTTGAGGCTTTTCTTTTGTCAGCACCATGGCTACTTTCTTTGCCAGCTCCGCTAATTCCTCGTCTTCAACACCCCACTCCAGCACAGCCAGAAGCATGGCCATCTTTGGGATAAAGCTGTCTTTCCATCGCGAAATTTGCGATTCATTGATCCCTAATGCATCAGCAACCTTTCGCTGACCACGTACAGCAATTCGATTCAGGATGTTGCTTGTAATTGCATTCGCTTTCTTGCGAGTACTTGTAAGTTGCATATGTAAGTATTTCCTTAACAAATAAGAAGTTATACGCACCAACTGATGCGCGTTGTATTCCCGCATTTCGGCGGGAATAAGGACCATGACTGTTAAAGAGCAATTTGCTTATGCCGCTTTGCGATAAGCACTTTCTTGATACTTCAGGGCGCCAGCTGTAACGACTTCCAGTCGATAGGCGTCTTTCTCTGGGATGACTTCCTTCCACTGAGAGACTGCTGCATCGCTAATGCCTAACGCTTTAGCTACCGCACGCTGGGTTCCGAAGTGGTCGATAACATCTTTCTTGTACATAGACTCGCTCCGAAATTAAAGAACACTTAAATTATCTATCAAAGGAATCTTAAGTCAAGTTTATTTAAGATGTCTTAACTATGAATACACAACTGATGGGTGAGCGTATTCGCGCTCGCAGAAAAGAACTTAAGATTAGGCAGGCTGCCCTTGGCAAGATGGTTGGCGTGTCTAATGTTGCTATTTCCCAATGGGAGCGTTCTGAAACTGAGCCCAATGGCGAAAACCTATTGGCTTTAGCCAAGGCTTTACAGTGCTCCCCTGATTACTTGTTGAAAGGAGAAGATAGTCTTTCAAACATTGCCTATCACAGCAGGCATGATCCAAGAGGTTCGTATCCTCTAATTAGTTGGGTAAGCGCAGGATGTTGGATGGAAGCTGTAGAGCCATATCATAAGCGTGCAATAGATAACTGGTACGATACAACCGTAGATTGTTCAGAAGATTCGTTTTGGCTGGACGTAAAGGGTGATTCGATGACGGCTCCAGCCGGTCTTAGCATCCCGGAAGGGATGATAATACTAGTCGATCCTGAAGTAGAACCTCGTAATGGGAAGCTGGTAGTGGCAAAGCTCGAAGGAGAAAACGAGGCAACTTTCAAGAAGTTAGTTATTGATGCTGGCAGAAGGTTTCTAAAACCACTTAACCCACAATATCCGATGATTGAGATCAACGGGAACTGCAAAATCATCGGTGTAGTTGTCGATGCAAAAATAGCAAACCTTCCATAAGGGGCATTCGCCCCTTTTTTTCTTTCCTTTAAAAATCAAAGCAAAACTTAAGCTTCGCAACAAAATTTAAGTTTTCTTCAAAAACGCTCTTGACCAATAGTTAAAGAAATCTTAAATTTAAGTCATCGGCAGGACGCTGGTAGCCAAACGGAACAGATTGGCAGGCTCTTTAACATTGATGGGATTGTCCCGCCGAAATGCGGGAACCAAAGAGTAGTTGGCTTTGGGGTGACGTGAAATGCAGCTGCACGACGGCAACCGGAAGATAAGCACCCGGCGCGTCACCGCCAAAGTCAATCATCGGAGGTCAACATGGCAGTAGTCATTACATATCTGGCTGACGATAACGCCAGAAATCGCCGCAGAGCACGCAGACAGGCTCAACGTGAGCAGGCAATGCAAGAACAGCGACTGGCGCGAAAAATTGCGCTAAAGCTCTCTGGTTGCGTCAGAGCAGACAAAGCAGCATCACTCGGAAGCCTTCGCTGCAAGAAGGCAGATGAATGCAGTGGAAGTATTTGCCTGCCAAACGTAGCCATTTACGCGGCAGGCTACCGGAAATCAAAACAACTGACGGCGAGATGATAAATTAATTTGCTAATTACTTGTTTTTGCCATGCTTATCCTGAGCGATAAGTTCATCCATAAGACTGTCTTTCTTCCCAGCAAACCTAATGTAGCACTCATTTCTATAGCGTTCCGGGATAACAAAACGGTCGATTTCAGGATATCCAGTAGCAGAAGGTACCCGAATAAGAAGCCCTTTTTCGAGCAATGAGATTGCTTCAGGGCTTCCCTTTTCTGTCTTTAGCTGGTTATTAGCGGCTACAGCGAATGCCAAATACGCTCTTTCTCCAAGAGTTAACGAATCAAACAAATCTTGCACGTATTTCTCTTCTTTAGATTTGCGCTTCTGAGCAGCGAATATCTCAATTCTTTCAGTCACAGCGTGATAAGCGGAATTAACAACGCCGTTAAGCACATAGCTAACGCAAAACAACAGGATGTAATACATCCAGTAATGAGGAAGGATTTCTGGATTATGCAGGTTTATCCATTCTTTTACGCTTACAGGCATAACAATAATCAATATGATTAGGATGATTAGCATATGAATCAACTGTTTAAGTGTCATTCCTTGCAGGAAAAAATGCATTAGTTCCTGCCACCATGAGTTGTTCATCGGCGTTTCTCTTTTGCTCTCTGTAGGGGTGAATAGAGTTTATCCGATTTCTCGCTGTAGGGGTACACGAGAACCACCGAGCCTGATGTGGTTAAAAGACAGGCATACTAATAAACACTGCACTGTGTATTCATTCCAACGAGTGAATACACTGAGCAATGTCGCTCGTAACTAAACAGGAGCCGACTTGTTCTGATTATTGGAAATCTTCTTTGCCCTCCAATGTGAGGGCAGTTTTTTTTGACGGAGTAAACGATGATAAAAACTGATTACCCTGCAGAGCTTAAACAAAAAGTAATAACAGCAATTAAATGCTCTTTTATCTCATGTCGTACAGATGAAGAACGATATGTCGTTGAGTGTACAATTGTCGAGTTTCTCACAGCGATGGAATTTACCGCTGCAGAATCAATAGATGTATTAAAGCAATCAGACGGAAATGATATTGAAACGGATGATGTTATTGACCGACTAATAAAATCATTCGAAGAAGAAATAGAGTAGCCGCCTGAGCGCGGCTTTACCGCATACCAATAATGCTTCACGAGAGGCATTTTCGTTATGCAATCAAATATAAGGAGTTACCCATGATGCACTTTCAGCTCGCGGGTAGCGGCGTCATGTCCGCTTTCTACCCGCACGAATCTGAATTATCACGCCGAGTTAAACAATTAATCAGAGCAGCAAAGAAACAACTGGAGGCGTTATGCGCAATGAAATAGCCATTAATCACCAGATGCTTCGTGCTGCACAGAACAAAGCAGTAATAGCCAGATTTATTGGTGATTCAAAAATGTGGCTTGAAGCAAATAAAGCGATGAAATCAGCTATCAACCTTCCGTGGTATCGCAGGAAATGAGTTTTACAGATAACTGGTCAGACGAAGAATTCATTCGTCAGATGAAAGAATTAATCGGTAACGAAGGAGATATTCATGTCACTTGCAACCACAGTGAAGGAGAGCAAGTTACAGAGACGCATGTACACGCAGAAAGCTCTCTGGTATCGCCATAATGGCGACCGCGAAGGAATGCGGGTATGCCTTAATTTGTCCCGAGTCGAAGTATTAAATCAGCGTTATTTCCTTGGGCCGTGTCCATTCTGAGAACAATCATATGAGCAAAGAATTTTACGCAAGACTGGCAGCTATTCAGGAGAATCTGAACGCGCCAAAGAATCAGTACAACTCATTCGGCAAATATAAATACAGAAGCTGCGAAGACATTCTTGAAGGCGTTAAGCCGTTACTGAATGGCCTGTTTTTATCAATCAGCGATGAAGTTGTGTTGATTGGTGATCGGTATTACGTGAAAGCTACGGCAACTATTACCGATGGCGAAAACAGTCATACGGCAACCGCTCTTGCACGAGAGGAAGAAAGCAAGAAAGGAATGGATTCTGCACAAGTTACTGGAGCTACAAGTTCTTATGCGCGCAAGTATTGCCTAAATGGTTTGTTCGGCATTGATGATGCGAAAGATGCAGATACCGACGAGCATAAACATCAGCAGAACGCAGCAGCAAAGCAATCAAAACCATCACCTACACCTGAACAGGTTCTAAAAGCATTCACTGACGCAGCAATGCAGAAAAACACCGTAGAAGAGCTTAAACAGGCGTTCGCCAAAGCGTGGAAGATGCTCGAAGGCACACCGGAGCAGCACAAAGCGCAGGACGTTTACAACATCAGACGAGACGAATTAGAAGGAGCGGCTGCTTAATGGCACATTCGATTACTGTAAGACTAAACAAGCCCGCAAGAGAGTTTCAGGCCGGGGAAAATATCGGATTCAACATCCGTGCTGGCGTTCAGTATTACGATCGCCAGACAAAAAAGAAAGAATGGACAAACTACAGCGCCGTTGTATTTGCCAAGCCGGGAGCGCAAGCGGATTACTACCGTAGTGTTCTTGTTGAAGGTGGAATTGTGGAAATTACCGGAGAAAACATCAGGGTTGATGTTTATCAGGGGCAAAATGGTCAATCAATCACTCTTGAATTACTGAATGCAAAGATTGGATTTGCAGCTTCAGGAAATGGCCCGCAGCGGCAAAGTAGTAACCAGCAGAACACTCCTGTATACGACGATTCCATCCCATTCTGATTTAGAACAATAAGGATTTAATTATGCCAGCGCCTCTGTATGGTGCGGACGACGTGCGCCGCTGTTCCGGCAATTCCGTATCGGAGGTGCTGGATAAATTCAGAAAAAACTACGACCGGATAATGTCTCTACCGCAGGAAACGAAAGAGGAAAAGGAATTTCGCCACTGTATATGGCTTGCAGAGAAAGAAGAACGCGAGCGAATTTACCAGACATCAATCCGACCATTCCGCAAAGCCACATATACCCACTTCCCTGAAATTGACCCGCGCCTGCGTAATTACCGCTCACGTTATGGCGCTATCAGTAATGACTGAGGAATTTACCATGAGAGGACTTGCATACAATCCCGGCATTCTTCCGGCAGAAATGATTATTCGCCAACGCGTAAAGCCAATGCCATCGAGAGAGGAATTGCTTAAGAGAAATTCTTTTCTGTCAGTAAATCAAAACAAATATCTGAATGCGATGTTGCGGAGTGGGAAGAAATGAAACAAATGTCACTAATTGAGATGGATGGATTTCTGAAAGGTCAATGCATCCCACGAGATTTAAAGGTTAACGAAACAAACGCTGAATATCTTGTCCGTAAGTTCGGTGAACTTGAATCAAAACTGGAAACGGCGTTGCGGGAGTGTCGTTCTGCTGGAATCACGATTGATAACCTTGAGGCTAAATGCACGAAGATGGCTGCTGAAAATACCTCGCTTAAGCAATCTGAGAAGGAATTTAATGACTTTTGTCGTGAGGAGTTTAGCGAATGGGAAGATGATGTTACTGAAACCCCAGCCACCGACGCATTCCTGGTTGAAGTACGGGCGCAGGGCGTGGAGATGGCTATGGAGCATATGCAGTCGAGCGGTTCGTTAACATTTGGAGATTGCTACATATCACTTAACGAGTTCGCCGCAGAGCTTCGCAAAGGAGGCAACCAGTGAGCAAGATTGACCATCAGGCACTGCGTGAGTTAGCAAAGCAGGCAACACAGGGTGAATGGGTCGCATTTATTTCGCCGGGCAAATACGGCACGTACGCCGTACACACACTAGGTGATAATCATCACGGAGATATTGTCGACTGGCCAGGATTCGACGAACAGAAAAACGCAGAGAACAACGCTCGTTATATCGCAGCTTTCAACCCTGAAGTAGTGCAGGCACTGCTGGATGAACGGGAAAGAAACCAGCAATACATAAAACGCCGCGACCAGGAGAACGAGGATATTGCACTTACGGTTGGGAGGCTGCGCGTTGAGCTGGAAGCCGCAGAGAAGCGCATTGCAGAACTAGAAGCACGGGAAATATCACTCCCAGAACGTAGCAGCATGCTTCATCGAACAGATTTTCACGATGATTACCAAACGGTAATGGCATACAAAGTTTCTGAAGTCATCGCTGCAATCCGCGCCGCTGGCATTCGCATCAAAGGAGAGTGATATGAGCACTATCACTAAAGAACGTATCGAATTGTTCATTAAATCCCCGCTTGAAAACGGGCTTACCCGTGGTGAACAAATGGAACTGGCACGGATTGCGCTGGCATCGCTGGAAGCAGAGCCGGTGGCGTGGAAGGTAACCTTCACGCAAATTGACCGTGAATATAACACGTTCACTGGTATGTATTCTGACAAAGCAGAAGTCGAACGGTGGGTGCGGCTGCATAAAGCATGTAATTTTCGGGCAGATATAACACCGCTTTATACCGCCAAGCCAGTGCCGGTAACTCCGGATGGTTGGATAAGCTGTAGTGATCGAATGCCTGTAATTGGCGAGCTAAATTGGAGAACTAGTTTTCCTTTACTGGTTACGTGTGAGATCGGCGTTATATCAGCTTATTACGGCTTTGTGAGCGTTAATGGGGATAGGCATTATGGCTTTATGGAGAGTCTTAAATACGGAGACGATAGCGGCAACCATCCTCAAACTAATGAATATGGTCTGATTAGCAATGTAACCCACTGGATGCCGCTACCAGAGCCTCCACTTTGAAAGCGAAGCTTATACATATCTTTTACATCAGCAATCTATTGTTAATCTCCAATCAATGTTACGTTGTCATCTCACTCATGCTTTGGAGGTAGTGATATGTCTTGTCCAAAATGCGGTTCTGGAAATATTGCAAAAGAAAAAACAATGCGTGGATGGTCTGATGATTATGTGTGCTGCGATTGCGGATACAACGACTCTAAAGACGCATTTGGAGAGCGTGGTAAAAACGATTTTGTCAAAATTAATAAAGAACGCGAAGGCAACGAAAAAAGCTAATTTATTTATTCATATATGAAAACAATGTAACCAATATTCGAATTGAAGAACTGAAAGAACACCAAGCCGCCTGATGGCGGTTTTTTATTGGAGACAAGAAATGTCAGATTTGGCTATGAAGGTTTTGAAATGGCAATCAACTGGCGATGTCGGCATCAGTAGCGCAACTCTTGCCTCAATCGCATGTGGCCTGAAAAAGAATATCTATGGTCATCACTTCGGCGCTCCACATGACGCAGCAGACTTTCGGCGATGCGTTGCACTTGTTGAGCAGATTCCAGAAATCAGAGATTCATTCGACAAGGTTGCAAAGCGCGTTCCGGCATTCAAAGGCATCCTCAACGAATGGGATTCTCTCGTTGCTCTGTTGAAGTCTGAAATGAAGATACACGGAAACAAAGCACCAGAGACTTACAGAAGAATCAGCGAGCTACGCAGGGACTAACGCCTCACACTCGATGAGGCCTGTACATATCTGATAGAGCCGCTATATGGCGGTTTCTTTTTGCCTGGAGAATTAAGATGACCGATACCAGCCTGATTCCTGAGAAAGAAGTGATGAACAAGCTCGGTGTTTCATCACGTCAGACAATCTGGAACTATACCAAACGGCACGGATTTCCGAAGCCAGTCAGAACCCACCCCAAATCATACCTTCGTGAAGCTGTTGAAGGGTGGATTCTTAACGGTGGCGTTAATCAGAAATGCTCCTGA